AGATTAGGGGGCAAGAAAACCTTGAGGTACATTTCGGTTATGAGATCCCCGGAACGAGGGAGCTCCAAGACGTTTTCACCGCCCAGAACGAGAGTGTCGTTGTTGAACTGAACCTTGTCGACGCGCGAAGCAAAGAGGCTAGAGCCTTCGTATTTTTCTTTGAAATACGTAACCTGCGGATCCACGCTCAGGGCTATGTCCTCCTGACCTAAAAAGGCTAAACTGGCACGGGAGGCCATCTCTAATAAAGGAAAACATTGTTTTCCGTCGGCGCGATACGCGCCTCCTCGTAGCATTTATTTACGCGCCGTTAGGCGCTTTTACTTCGAGGTTCATAAATCTGTATAAAGTTCCATGTAATGAATTTCTATAAAGTTTTATGGGCCCTCTCCATGGGCGCCCTACGGGCCGTCACTAAGAAAGAAACCCTACGGGTTTCCCTTAGGTATTAAACCGTAGCCCCCCGAGCCCGTCTGAAATTTGTAAAATATTGTAATTTACAGCCAACATCCGAAGTTCCTTGGCGGGTAAATAAGCTTGGCCACCACAATTGAGCGTCAGCAAAACCTGTTTGATTCGGCTAAAGTTGATTTGACCGTGCGGTTTTGGAGACTTGGGATTGCCGGTAAAGGCGTACATGAAAAAGTCGCGTTGAGGAAAGTTGGGGTAGTGGTTAAAAGGTTCTATGTCACCGGCATAGAGAGCGTCGGTCGTGTCGGTCGTGAAAACCTCTTGGCCGTTGAAGCTAAGGCCGAAACTCAGGACGGCGTTGTTGGAGTAGTCATACGGGTTCTGATTCGTGGGTTGAACCACGAAGAAGAGTTCACGTACAGGATTTTTAAGATCCAGATTGAAGACGGCGTTTTGAAAACTGGGCAAGAGACTGATGGATTGGTACTGACACTGCGTGATCATATAATCGAGCCGAGCCTGTTGGAACCACCGAATCTCGGGGTCGGACAGGTAGACGTAATCGACGATGATGGTGGCTCCTAGCGTCGGATTGATACCCTGAACCGCGGTCAACTCGGTAAAGTTCCTGAACGTCACGTGAACCTCCACGTCATGTCTCGCCAGAGCCACGAGGGGCAAGTACAGTGACGGATTTCCATAGAAATAAAAGGGCAAATTCACGAAATAGGTGCGCCCGGGAGGGTTGATTGTGGTACCGGTGTCGTTCTTGCCCGTGAGAATCTGGAGACCCGGTTGATTTTCATACGAAACATGGAGATCGTTCCAGAGCTCTATGAACTCACCGGACAGAGACTGGATGGTCTGACCTCCAATCTTGAGATCGGCCGTCTTGATCGCCCACGTACCCACAGAGTCGTAATATGCATACGTCTGGGTAGAAGCTTGAACAACCGTACTTGTTATCGGATATACCGAGATGAATGTATTTGAAAATATGTTTGGAGTGGTTGTGGAACCGTAGACGGTTACAGACACGGGGTACGTCGCCGTCGTGTCGCTGACTATGATAGGCACCTGAAAGGTGTAGGGCGGCAAAAGACCGACGCCGACCTGGTACGTCTTCGAGCCGAACGTGATGCTGTTGACTGGATCGGCGGTACAGACGGCACCGGTGAGCATGTACGTTCCTGTATTGCTAAACTGGAAACCAGCCTGCGTGTACGATATGAGGTTTGAGACGCCATTCGATGTGAAATTTCTAACAAAATCAAAAGGGCTCGTGAGGGTCGTGACGTTCGATTGAAAGGTCAAGCCGTTGTCGGGTAAAACGACGGTGTCTGGTACTGCTCCAGTATAAACACCGACACGGTTCACGACAAAATAGCTATTTGCGAGAATGGTGGTCGTGGCTGTCGTCGCTATGTTCATCGTGTAGTTGCGAGTCGCGTCGGAAACGATGACGGGCATCGTGAATGCGAAAGTAGGGTCGCGGCCCTGGAGTGACATGTCATAGACGTATTGGAGGTTAGAGCCTTCAAAAATGGAAACATTGGATACGTAGCCGCTGGCCAGGGACAGGACACCCGTCACCAGGTACTCGCCTTTATTTGCGAAATTTATTATGGAAGTGGGTGTGAGGGCAAGGGAGGTGCTGCTGTTTCCGGAAACGTTTCCATAGAGCTGGAACCGACACGGATTGGCGTCCATGACTATATCCGTGGTGATTCTGTAAATTTCATCCACTGGATTTATAGATACATAAGACTCCGTCTGAAGTTGAGTACCGGTACTAGTAACGTAAAAGTAATACGTATTTGCGGTGTTGGTGATGTTTACGGGGATGACGACGGGCATGGAGGGATCGGGAGACACGCGGAACGTGTACGTGTATTCAAAATTTGGATTGACGGGCGCCCCGCCCTCGATGGATTCGATTGTGCTCGAACCATAACTGAATGTGGCCATAGAACCGGCTCCCAACTCAAACCCGGCCTTCAGGGCGTACAAACCAGATGTCGTGAACTGTAAGCGACCACCGGTCGTTATTTGAAATTTTGCAGAGGGATCAGCTACTGTCCAATATGGACCAGTTGCGGATATTGAATTGAAATTCAAAAACTGTTGACCAGATACGTTATAGGGTTGATTAAGGTATGTGAAGAATCCAGTCTGGGTATAGGCTGCGAGAGCACCTATAGACTTGATCCACCCCGCCTGTTCGAGGGTAAAGTCGCCCACCCTGGTTACGGTCGATATGAAATTTGCAGAGACATTGGATGGAGAAACTGAATTTGCCTGTAAATTCGAAGTGCTGTTCACGGTGTACACGAGGTTGCCGCTCGTGGCATTGATGGACGAGTACGCCTTGGGATCGAGACCAAAAAAGACACCGGATGCCAGGTACGAACTCGAGTTTTCCACTTCGACGGAGGCGCAATTACTAAACACGAATTTATTAAAGTACTGATTGTATTCTACGTAAGGCGCGAAGGTTCCAGTGAACCACTGAGAAGCGTTGTTTGTAGAATAGGAAGGGACCAAGAGGGTCGCGGTAATGGTCGTGTTCGCAGTCCCGTTGGCAGGGGTTATGATGCGGACGTGGGGATCGTTCGTGACGGCGGCTGGAGGCGTCGGCCAGGTCCAGTCGACTCCGGGATTGTTGAGAGCCGGGAGGGTCAACTTTAAAGTCAACCCTCTGACGAGGTCTCCTTTTGCAGGGATGCGACAAATGTTATTTTGACCGTAACCAACCTGTTGATCCAGGAAGGGAATGTCGTACGCCTCGAGCACAAAGGGGGTGTGACGGCGATAAACTCCTGAAAAGTACGTCACCTGCGGTTCCCCTGTGAGATACGCATCCTGTTGACCGATGGCCGCCAACTGAATATAGCCGGCGCTCATCTCTAGTAAAGGGAAACATTGTTTTCCGTCGGCGCGGTCGCGCCTCCATGACCCTTGGGGATCACGAGACGAGAGTCGCGACTCGGTCTTGGTCCGCGGCGCTGCGCGATAAATAAGTCCTGCGGACTTACTAGAAATGACGCTTCAGCTCAGAAAGTTCGATCCGTCCAAGATGGCGAACGACAAGGTTTGCGTCTTTATAGGAAAGCGTGGTACAGGCAAGTCCACGCTCGTGACTGATATTCTCTGGCACAAGAAGAACATCCCAGCCGGAATCGCCATGTCAGGAACCGAGGAGGGTAACGGCTACTACAAGCAGTTTATCCCAGACCTGTTCGTCTACGGAGATTACAATAAAGATGCTCTCGAAAAGATCATAGAGCGTCAAAAGAAGCTTCTGGCCGCCGGTAAGTGCAACCCCGTTTTCATCCTCATGGACGACTGCATGTATGACCGAAGCTTCATGAGGGACACGTGTATTCGTCAGCTTTTTATGAATGGGCGCCACTGGAAGATCTTCTTCATGATGACGACCCAGTACTGCATGGACATGACGCCCATGATTCGCACCAACGTGGATTACGTGTTCGCCCTGCGAGACAACGTCCGTCAGAACCGCGAAAACCTGTACAAGGCGTTCTTCGGCGTCTTTCCGACGTTCGACCAATTTGCACAGGTCATGGACGCTTGCACGGAGAATTACGAGT